AGTTGCGTCGGCAGCCATCATTGGTGTAGTAGTCAGAGCTAACGAGTCAATTCGTGCTCTCATTTCAGCGTCTAGTGCTTTTTGTGGATTATATCCCTTCTCACAAACACCTCTACCCCAAAATTTGTTTGGTACAATGTCGTGTTGATATGATATAAAAGGTCTATCTTCCATCATAAATGGATTAGCAATAGCTCTTAATATGTATTCATCGTTAGCCATAGTAACTACAGCTTCAACTAACTCATCATCATTATACTCAAAGTCATCCATATCTTCGTCTTCAGATAGGAATCTTGCGGGTACTTTACCCCAGTATTCTGTAATTTTTATTTGGTCGTTAGCGTCTGGACGCGACTCTTCAGGGTCAAAACCTTTTAATCTATCTACATTATAGCTACCTTCTATAGGTATATCTCTATATGTACCATTTTCTATACCTTCTATAATGCTATGTCTAGGTTTAATTACTTCGTGTGCAACGCCTAGTGCTTCTTGTATATTAACCGCAGAAGGGTCAATAAGAAATTCTTTTGGGCTAATAGCCTCTACTTTAACATCTACAGATACCGTTTCTTGTAGTATTCTCTCAGTTGTCATTGTTCCTTCTACAGGAACTTCTACTGGATATTTCCAAGTATTCTCTTCTACAGATATCTTACCAATACCAGTACCATATACAGCACCATTAAGAAAGACCTCACATAATGCGTCTTTACATCCTGTAGATTCTAAGTCTTCTTGAAGTAAATTTCTTACATACTCAGCATCGCTAGGGTCTTGGTCTAACATATCATCTTTGATATCAAACCATTTTCCTCTGCCAAATGTAGCCTCTTCGATTTCTGCTACAGATGATTCAACTGCTTGTTGTAATGCAGGAGATATTAATCTAGATTTTTCAGACTGCCTAGTCTTATCACTAGCTTTCCATATGCCTCGCCATAGACGATAATATTCGTCCCACATATCTAAATAATTAGAATCTCTGTGGTTTCTCCACTCTTCTAATCGAGTGTCAAGCCATCCTGCTAGTCCTTGATATTTATTTTCTTCCATCAGTATCCTGCAACGTCATCATACGGTTTCCACTCCTCTTCTAATTCTATAGTGTGCATAAAGTCTGCTACACTAACTTGGTCTATGTATGCGAGTGAGTCGATAATGTCGTCGTGTGTTCCTTTACTAGGAAACTCTATTAACTGTGTCTCTAACTCGCTATTCCAATCAGAATTACGATTAAATGTAATCTTACCGTGCTCCATTCTACCTTGCAGAGCCCAAGTAATTCTATCTGCTTTCTTCTTACCACCGTGGGTTACGTCTGTTATGACTACCCATCTACCTTGTGTTCTCATCTCATCCTGAAGATAAGGTAAGATAGCGTTTTTTAACGCTCCAGATTCTATTCCGACAGTCGTTGCCTGATTCTCAATTGCAGCCTGTAATATTTTAGAAGCAGTTTCTTTAATATTCCATCTACCGTGTAGTATATCTTTGACCCACCACTTATCACCGTGGATTTTAACGATTGATATAGCTGTTTCATCTAACTTACTCCCTTTAAGACCACGTTCTTTTTCCACCGCTTCAAAGCCCGCAGGGTCAACCGCAATAACAAAATTGCCTTCCTCCGGTTCATTCTCATCGTACTTAATCCATTCATTTTTAAATATACCACCAGTAAAACTTACAAACGACGCTTCAAATTCTTGTCTGAACGCTTGCGTCGACATCGTTCTTCTAGCAACTTCTACCTCTTTAGGGTCTATTAGAGGGTTATCTATAGATGTATACTGGAATGCTTCCCAGTCTTTATCTTTCTCTGCCTCTAAATACAAATCATAAAAGTGATTCTTCCCGGCAGGAGTCCCAATAAAGAGTGCACCACCTTTTACATCTGAAAGTGTTGGTCTTATAATCTGTTCCCAGACTTCTACCTTCATAGAAGCATATTCATCAAGAACGACATAAGCAAGTCCCACGCCCCTTAGAGTATCTGGTCGGTCACTGCCCTTCAAACTAATTCTTCTACCATTAACTAACTTCATAGTAGCTGTATTTTCGTGGGTAGTCTCTATAAGGTCTGTCCCGTGAAGGAGTTCCTTGAGCATATTCCACATAATATCTTTAGCTTGTTGGAATGTAGGACCTATATAAAAGACATCCTTACTTTCCGACTGTAGAGCCTTGATGATTAGTATCCACGCTGCTAGTCTGGACTTTCCAAATCGCCTACCCGCACTTACTACTTTAAATCGGGCAGTGCTATTGAAGATTTCTAGCTGTGCTGGATGTAATTGTACATCTAACTCTTTAGCCATTACCGATACTCACAATTGTTTTGTCAATATCAGCTTCTTCTATTATTACACCATCTTCATATGTTAGTTCTTTTTGGTCTTTCTCTTCTATTTCTATTTTCTTAGCTTCGAGACCACCAACATTGATAATTACATTGCCTTTATCTTCTGAAGACCTAAACTCTACTGCCTTAGTTGTAGGTATAATTCTATCCATACACATCTTAAGACAAGTCCTATCACCTTCGAGTGCTAAGTCTATTACTTTCTGGACAATTTCTGGTCCTCTATTAGACATCAACTCTCTACTCAGGGCTGTATACTTGTTGACACTGCCCTTAGGTCTCCCGTTAGGGTTTAAACTCTTCATACCCTTGTATAAGTTGGGTGAACCTTTATTTTTTTTAGACATCCTAACTCCTTAGTGATACTATAGTTTCAACTAAAATGGTAAATTAGAATGATAATAAAAGGTTGTTTCTAAGAGAAGCCTTTTTAGGTGAATCTTTTTTTAATCTATAGTAATAGTATAGCATACTTTTCAATGGAAGTCAAGGTTCTCTAGTAAATAAAGTCACTTAAGTCCCTCCCCGCACAAGTCATCTGTAGAAATTCTCTAGTAAACAACAGATTTTACTCGAATCCTCTCCAATCTGCGAGTGAGCCTAAATATATATCACGCGAGGCAAAATGAGGCTCCCCGGGGGGTTAATCTCGTGTGCTCATATAACCGCGCGCGTGTGTTACCTATAGTGCACCGATGACACACAAGATACAAAAGAGAAATAAAAGTGTGTGTGAGTGTGAATATTTTGCACCTAAGGAAAACTTAAAATCCTGACACCGGTGTCAACATTTGAGAGACAAAATAAAAACTAAATAAAATAATTGTTGACTTATGAAAATAAATAAATTAAGATGTTCACAAGTCGCGCATTTTGACGCGTCTACAATGAAAGGATAAAACAAAATGAAAACTACATATAACTTTAAAATAGTAAATGATAAAGATGAGCAAGTGGCAGACAGTGAGTACATTGCGCATATACTAAACACTGCCGGAGGAATAACACAAGGTGAAGAGACTATCACCGAATTCCTAGTAGCTGTTAGCAAGAACAAAGAAAAGCGCAAATCATACATTGACACCCTGAACCATAACAATGAGACCCTAGTCAAAGAAGAGCTAAAGGCATTCAAGGACAAGGTTCACAAGATGGTTAAGCTAACCAATAAGAAAGCAACACAAGAAGCTATCCTAGGAAAAGAAAAAGCCAAAGAGCAAAAGTGGTGCATTCGTTTAGCTAAATCAAAGGATGTAGAAAACAACCTAGCTAAGGAAGCCGAGAAGGGCAAATATAAAGAGTTCTTGCTAGACATCGAGCCTACACCTGAGAAAGAAGAAAAGTCCCTAGTAGAGATAATTGGAGATTGGATTGAAGCCAACGAAAAGGGACTAGCCGAAGAGGGACGTAAGGTTTATGAAGAGCAGATGAAAGAAGCTTCACAACAGTTAAATACATATGTAATGAAGTTTTAACACCAGAGCAACACAAAGAGCCCGCCTTAATCGGCGGGTTTTTTTTGTCTGCAATTCCTGACACCGGTGTCAACATTAGCACACCTATTGACTAACACAATCAATCAAGTATCATTGGCTTTATGTTGAGTAAGGGGTAAGCCTTGCTAACATTAAAAAGTCCCCTAGAATCGAAAATATGGGACGCTCACAATACAACATAGGATAGCTATATTATGAAAACAATTAAAATCGGTGATAAACACTATAGCCGGACAAAGATTAAAAATAATATTATGAAAGTTTATAATGTTAGTTTGGAGTCCGAGAAAAACGACTGGTACAAAGAAGCAAACGTCTTTGGGTCTCAGGTATCAGAATTTTTATTTAACTATACCGGGCGCGAGGTCTCCAAGCGTCAAGTTTTGGGTATCGTATCAGCTCTGTCACCTCTCAAAGAATGGAGTAAAAACAAGGACTTAGCAGTCGATTTAATATACTCAGGCGATTGCGGACATATGCAACGAAATAAGCAAAAAGCTCTGGATATTTTAAACTTGCAATATTCAGGAAGCGGGCATCCAATGGACTCACAAAGAGACGAGGTCTTTAAGGAAGAAAATGTTTATTATGATGATGAGATACTCAAGATTTTAAACGGTGATAAAACGAAAAGATTTTATTTGAATATGGTTTACCCTTCAGGTGGTGGTGTCACCGTAGACCGGCACGCTATAGCAATTGCAATAGGTCGAACCGCGACAGATAAAGAGCAATCAATTTCTAGTGCGGTGTATACTTTCCTTGAGGAATGCTATATAATGACATCTGAAACATTGGGACTGACACCATTGCATTTACAAAGTATTACTTGGCAAGCGTGGAAACGAATTAAGAAACAATCGTGACACCGGTGTCAACATTTATTATAACTATGAGACTAGGAGGTCTTATGAAAGCAAGAGTAAGAAAACTGTATAGGGACAGTGCAACCCCTAAGAATAAGTTCTATCATTTCAATGTGTTAGGATTTAAGTTTAGAATCAAAACCTACAAGCGTGTTTCATTTGATAGGTACGGTGTCTTTTATGACAATATGGGACTAGGTCTCAATTACAAAAGACGTTATTACAAACTATATAGGAGTTAATATGAAGCAGTAATTGTAAAAACTATGGGCTCTCTTAAGCAGAGTCCATACTCTTTACAATAGAAAAGACTAGGAGGTCTTATGCAAGTTAAAGAAGCAATAAAACAGTTGCAAAGATATTATCACCCAAACGATGAGATTATCATTGACTGGGCTGATATGGAGCAATTCAACGGGGACGGTGAAATGACCGAAGAGATTTGGTTTGCTACCATAGAAGAAGCTGAGAGAGGAGATAATATTTTCTTCGATACAGACTGGATTCAACATCTAGTATGTACAGCACAAAACGATTTACAATCAAAGTCCAAGGAGGACATATGACACAGCAAGAAATGCAAGTAAAACGCGAGGATTTATACAAATCTTGGGGCTATGACATAGAAAAGCTACCATTCGGAGCCCATATGTGGCTCGCTCCTGAGAAGGAGACTAGGCAGAACCCTTACTCAGGGGTTAAGGTCTTATTAAATCCAGTAGAATTGGCTATCTATGACCATACTATGCAGTCTTATCACGACCATATAGAGCTTGGTACGATGGGAGACTTAGTAGAAGCTAGGAAGTTATATAAAGACTTCAACAAGGGCAAGAATTGGTTCATTGAGAACAAT